TTTTTCATAAGGTGTTTTTTCTTTTTTAAACTGATCGTGCAAAAATCGATGCAGCATATTGCGCGACACGCCCGATTCTTCCGCTACTTTGCTAATGTTCATCACGCGTAATTTTTCTTTGATTTCGTCTGGTGTCATTGTGTGTTTTCCTTGTTGTATTTTAAGATTTAAAAAAATATGTTTACATTATAAACTATTTTTAGTAATATAGTACCCGTAGTAACAAATTATTTTTTTTAATCCCAATGCGGAGCAACACAATGAAATACTCACAAAACGTTATTAATTTGGCAGCATCAATGGGCGTGCACCCAGCCGATGTTTTGATGTTTGCACAATCAGTTGCAAATTCAATTAGCCAAGACAACATGGTTGATTCTTTTATTGATTCTGACGAAAGCACCCGAACAGAATTATCTTTAGCTTATGCCCAACACGCAACAAAAAAATTCCAATCATTTACTAACACTTATTTAGTAAGTGAAGTTGCACGATCTTATTTTCAATCTGCTGTTTATGCTGGAGGTGTAGCATGAGCCTTTTAAGCACGATTAGCAAACCCGTTAATAAATACCGATTGTTCACCATTTACGGTGGCGCAGGTATTGGCAAAACCAGTCTAGCCAGCACATTCCCCGCACCTATTTTTATCAGAGCAGAAGATGGTTTATCTTCTGTTCCTTCCAGTGCAATGCCTGACGCCTTCCCATTGCTTACCAGTTCTGACGATATTTATAATCAACTGTTAACTTTAATTAATGAAGATCACCAGTATAAAACATTGGTGATTGATTCAATCAGTAAACTTGACCGCTTATTTACTGACGAAATAACCAAAGGCAACACCAGCGCGAAAGCATTAGCACTTGCAATGGGTGGTTATGGCGCAGGTTATCAGGCATTATCATCTATGCACGGAAGAGTGCGCAAAGCGTGTCAGATTTTAGTTGATAAAAAAGACATGAACATTGTTTTTTTAAGTCATGCAGAATTAAACACGATTGATTTACCGGATAGTGATGCTTATCAACAGTACGGCTTAAAAATGGAAAAGAAATCACAAAGCCATTACATTGATGATGCAGATTTTGTAGGTTTTATGCGCCTAGAAACTTTTGTGATGAAAGATGAGCAAAAGAAATCAAAAGCAAAAAGCACGGGTGAGCGGATTATTCAATGCACAAGTGAAGCGTCAAGCGTTAGTAAAAACCGCATGGGATTAACTGACGATATTTTTATCCAACACGGAATCAATCCATTATTAAAATTTTTAGGAGAATAATTATGAGTTTTTGGCAAACAAGCGAAGGTAAAAGCGCAACAGATACAACGGGTAAATTTGAATCGGGCGGTGGTATTGCGTTGATACCGGAAAACACAACCTGCCTAGCCATGATTACTGAAGCCAATATTGCTAATTATGAAGGCAATGAATATATTAATTTGGCGTGGACAGTAAACAAACCAGACGCTTATAAAAACCGCAAAGTGTTTCAAAAAGTGCGCATTTTTGATGCAGAAACAAAGAAACGCGACAAGGCTTTGAATATGTTAGCGGCTATTGATAAAAACGCGGGCGGCAAATTATCCAAGTCTGATTCTGCCCCAACCAATGAAACGCTTTTACACCTTATGCAAAAACCTATGTTAATTAAAGTCATGGTTTGGGAGATAAACGACAAAACAGGCAACTGGGTTGCAGCGGTATCACCACGCAGTGTTGAAGAACCTGTGCAAGCACTTAAAGCAACGCCAGAAATTGCTGATGATAATTTTGACGTTCCTTTTTAATAATTAACTAAACAAACGCACATGGACGTGCAGCAAATAAAGGTGAGTAAAATGATAGAGCAAAGAACACCAGAATGGTTTGCACAACGTGTGGGACGTATTACCGCGTCAAGCGTTGGCGCAATACTTGGATTATCCCCATTTATGAAACGTGAAGATGTCATGCGCAACATGGTGCGTGAATATCACAACGCAGAGCGTGAATTTAAAGGCAACCAAGCCACAGAATATGGCACGTTTCACGAAGATTTAGCAAAGATGGATTATCAGTTAAAAACAGGTGTTTATGTAGAAAAATGTGAGTTTTATACACACGATTACTGGCTAGGAGCAAGTCCCGATGGATTTGCTGGTTTTGATAAACTAATCGAGATTAAATGCCCATACGGTCAACGTGATAAAAATCCACCTGTGTTTAAATTATTAGCGCAGCAGCCGCATTATTATGCGCAGATTCAAGTGCAATTATTTGTGACGCACATGAGCGCGTGTGATTTTTATCAATGGAGTCCAAATGGCGATCAAATAGAAACCGTTAATTATGATCGCGAATGGATAAACAAACACTTGCCAATTTTAAAAAGTTTCCATGATGAGTATTTAATTGAGCGCGATAACCCAGAAAAGTATTTGCAAGATAAACGCGCCACCAATAACGCAAACTCGACAGCGTACCGTGTGGAGTATTATTTTGAGTTATCTGCGCAGATCGCAGAGCTTGAAGCGATTAAAAAAGGTGTGCTTGAGCATATTGTTCGAGATTGCAAAGAACAAGACAGCGAGATCAACGGGCACAAATTAACAAAAGTAGTCAAAAAAGGTGCGGTGAGTTACGCCAAAGCTGTTAAAGAACTGCTACCTAATGCAGATTTAACGCCATATATTGGCTCAGCAAGTGAATATTGGAGGTTGTCGTAATGGAATTAAATCCAAAACAAACGAAAGCGGCTTTATTGCTTGCGAGTGGTGACACGGTAACAGCCACAGCGGAACAAGTGGGCGTTAATCGCATAACGATCCACCAATGGCTAAGAGAAGACGATAATTTCAACGCTTATCTAAACAGTTTAAAACGTGAATTAGTGGACGCAGGGCGATCAGCTATGATTTCTGCAGAAAAATCACATATTGAAAATTTTACGGAAAAAAAAATAAAAAAAATAAATGCAAAGACCGAACAAGGATTAAAAAAAACGGTTTTGAAATGGACTAAATTCAATGTAAAAGATCAAAGAACACATCCGACAAACGGGCAAGAAATTTTAACTCATTCTTTTGATGGATATAATGCAATTTGTAATTTTGAAAAAACTTTAAAAAGCTTTGTTGATATAGGAAATGGTCATTGTTTAAATAAAGTTTATGCTTGGATGCCTGTACCTACTCCACATTTTGTTGCCGATAGTGGTGTTGTGTTTCTTGATAAAAATTTAAATGACGAATATCTAATCGAGCAAACAACGCTTGAAACGTTTGACATTATTGATGCAATTACACCTGCACTTCGTGAAGCGGTTAAACACTTACTAGTGCAACAAGGAGCAAACAAATGAAAATGCGCCCATACCAACAACAGGCGCATGATGACTGCATAGCGTGGGTTCGCAAGAACACCGCGCCATGCGTTCTTGAATTACCTACAGGTGCAGGTAAATCTATTATTGTTGCTGAGATAGCCAACTCATTAAACAAGGTAAGTAGAGGAAAGCACGTTTTGTGTATTGTGCCAAGCAAGGAACTGCTTGAGCAAAATGCTGATAAGATTATTGCAACAGGAAATCCAGTTTCATTGTTTAGCGCAAGCGTTGGTGAAACCTGTCTTGCTAATCCGTTAGTGGTTGGTACGCCTGTTAGTATCAAAAACCAGATTGATCGGTTTGGCAGTCAATTCTGTGCCGTCATTATTGATGAGTGTCACAAGATCACGCCAACCGTCATTCATATTATTGAGCAACTGCAAGTTTTTAACGAGCGCTTGCGCATCATTGGTTTGTCTGCTACGCCTTATCGTTTATCCACTGGCTATATTTTCAAGCATGATTTGCGTGGTGTGGCATTGCACGAAAGCAAAACACGCGACCCGTATTTTGATAGATTGATTTACAAGATCACCGCGCGTGAGTTAATCCAACAAGGTTATTTGTGCCAACCTGTAGTTGGTGCAATCCATAGCAAGCATTATGAAACGCTTGAAATGCAAGCCAACGCAATGGGTAAATTCAGCAAAGATGATATTGATAAGGCTTATCACGGCAAAGGCAGGTTGACTGCTGAGATTGTCGCGGATGTTATCGACCAGTCACGCAATCGCAAAGGCGTGTTATTTTTTGCGGCTACGATTCAACACGCGGGTGAGATCATGGAATCTTTACCGCCAGAATTATCCGCTATTGTCACAGGCAGTACACCAGCAAGTGAGCGTGAAATAATCCTGCTTAAATTCAAGGCGCAGATTTTAAAATATTTAGTAAATGTAGCGGTTTTAACCACTGGATTTGATGCGCCTCACTGCGATGTTGTCGCAATTTTACGCGCTACCGAGTCAGCCGCATTATTACAGCAAATAATTGGGCGTGGTTTGCGTCTAAGCGATGAAAAGCAAGATTGCTTAGTCTTAGATTATGCTGAGAACATCGAGCGACATTGCCCCGATGGTGATGTTTTTAATCCCGACATTAAAACCAGTAACAGCGTAGAGTTTAATGGCGAGTATCTGATTGCGCGTTGTCCTGAGTGCGGATTATTAAATGAAACTAAACCGCGTGACAATGACGCGTGTTTTGGCATTGATGACAACGGTTATTTTGTCGATTTGCAAGGAAATAGAATTGAAACCGAGTATGGTTTTTTTCCTGCGCATCATAGCCGGTCATGTCAGTCTGAATTATGCAATTACAAGTGGAGTTTTAAACCGTGCCACGAGTGCGGGCATGAGAACGATGTTGCAGCGCGTTATTGTGGCGGGTGCAAAGAAGAACTAATTGACCCTAACGAAAAACTGGTTAGGCAATACCGAGAGCGAAAATCAGATCCATATCAATCACAGACCGATGAGGTGCTTGATATGAAAGTTAAGCCAACCATTAGCAAAGCCGGCAACGAATGTTTGCGGGTTGAATTTACTACCGCATGGCGAACGTTTACCGTGTTTTTTACGCCAAAAATTCCGCGCGACTACAACAGTTTTATGACTGTTACGATAAATGGAACAAAACCGCCTGAAACCGTTACTTATCAAAAAGAAGGTGATTTTTACAAGGTTCATAATTACAACATGAGATTTAGAAACGATGAAATTCCCCCAGTGGCTTAAAGTTTACGGTGACACATCGTATCGTGGCGAATGCCCAAGCGAAACACTTGAAGCAGTGACGTTTTTTGCGCGTATAAGACGTGAATACCCGACGACTTATGGAAAGATTGCCACACATATCAGAAACGAAGGAAAGCGCAACTGGCAGCAGGTAGCACGGCAAAAAAGCGAGGGCATGACGAAAGGTGCGCCCGATATTATTATTCCAACAGGCAGAGCATTTGTTTGTGAGCTGAAAAGGCAAGACCACACGAAGTCAAAATGGCAAGATGGGCAGCTTGAATATTTAAAAGCCGCACATGATGCAGGCGCGTTTGTTTGCGTTGCGCTTGGGTATGAAGCGGCTTATCAGGCTTTTTTAGATTCTATTGTTTAAAATGTAAAAAAATATGTTTACTTTTTAAAATAGAAGGTTTAATATATAACCACGCTTTCAAGAAGGCGAAACAATAATAAATAACTAAACCGGAGTAAAGATTATGAAAGCATTTAAATTAGACGGCATTATTGGA